CGAGCACCAGCGCGTCTACCTTGTCGACGTCGAGCGTGTAGTCGCGCCGGAACTCGCCGCCGGTCACCACGCCGTGGTAGCTCAGCACCACCGGCTCCTCACGATCCCACCCCAGCTCGGCGAACTCGCGCCGCCAGTGCGAACGCGCTATCGCCGGGCACACGATGAGCGGCTTGCGCACGTTGATGCGCTGCAGCCCCGCGATGATCGTGCGGGTCTTGCCGAGCCCCATCGTGTCGCCGAGGTATGCACGCTTGCGGCCTGCGATCCACTCGGCGCCCGCGAGCTGATGCGGGTAGAGTCCACTCAATCCTTCCGGCTCAGGTGCTCGCGCAGCGTATCGCCGACGAGCGTGAGAAAATCCTGCAGGCGCATGATGACGTAACTCGTCTTGTCGCCGTCTTGGCGGCACACCACCGCAGGCAGGTGGTCGGCTTCGGTTCCGCCCTGCGCCTTGTGACGGCGGGCTGCTGCAGTCACTGCCTGCTGCATCCACTTCGTTACGGTAGTGAGCGACGCGCGCCGCTTCGCTTCGACCACGAGCGGGCCGATGTCGAGGTCGTGCCCGCTGTCGCGAGCCTGCCCGAGTCGGCGCGTGAACGCCGACCCGAGCGAGTCTCCGAACGCCGCCGCGAGCTCGCGCTCATACGCTGCTCCCTTCCGGCGGCTGTTGGTCATGCGAGGCCGGTCTGGCGTGCGTCGATGAGGACGCTGCGACGCTCGGCGCGCTGGTCGTTGCTGCTCGCAAGACGCTTCGCGAGAGCCTTGAAGAGCGCGTGCTCGGCGACGAGGGAGCTCTTGAGCGCCTGCACGCAGTCGTCCACGTTGCCGTGGGTGTAGGCTACGGCACGACGGGCAGAGGCGCGTTCCACTTCGCCAATCAGGCGCGCGAGCTCACTTCCTACGGCTGCCTCGATGAAGCCGCGTGCTTCGGCTGCCAAGTCCATAGCCTCTCCGTCATGCCGCACCCGCTGGTTCGCCTCGATGACGTTGCGGAGCGTCTCGGCGAAGCTGTTCGACTGCGGTCCCGTCTTGTCGGTGATGCTCATGGTATGAATCCCGTTTGCCGCAGCAGGCGATCTGCGTGAGCGCTGTTGCGGACGTGCTGGTACACGAGCCCGCGAGTCGGGCAGTGTATGTGGTACGACGGCGTGGGGTACTTCCTGTTCGGGAGCGCGACGTGAATGAAGTTGCGATCCGGGTAGAGGATCACCTGCCCCGTCGGCCACCGTTCAGGCTCCACGAACATGATCTCGCGCCACAGCCAGAGCGCGCCGTCACGAAGCGTGATGTCGGCTGCCTGACCGAGCGTGTGTTGCGACGTGGGGCTGCCGCCGATTGCGCGGTTGAGCGCGAGTGAGCGATAGCCGCTGTTGATGCTGATCGGCTGGCCTGCAGCAACACGCAGGGGCTCAAGCACCGTCGTCGCGAGCTGCCGCACGTTGTCGTGTATCGGGCCGCTGTCCGGCACCGGCTTGACCAAGTCAGGCCGTTGTGCCGAGACAGCGAACTCCTTCCATGCGAAGTGCGGCGTGATCTTGCCGCTAGGCATCCTCGCGCTTCTCAGGTGCCTGCTCGGTGCGGGCCACGATCCAGAAGCCGCCGTAGTAGCCGTTGTGCTCGTTGTGGTTCGCGAACTGCGCCACGCCCTTGCTCGTGGTGACGTCGAGGAACTGCACTTCGTGAACGTCACCCCACTCGCTCTCGCTGAGCGGCGCGGCTTCGCGCAGCTCGATGTTGTTGAGCGTCGCGCCGATGTGATACGAGAGATCGTCGTCCGTGCTCATGTGGCGATACTCGCAGCACGACTGACCGCCGTCGTAGAGCACGAGCGTCGTGCCGTCGTCGAGTGAGATGCGCAGGTTATCGTCGACCACTTCCATCCCGGTGATCGTCTTACCGAGCGCGCTCTGCACCGCCTCGACGGTTTCGCTGTTGCCGCCGAGTATGCCGAGCATCACGCCGAGTCCGAGGTTAGACATTGTCGGCGGTCTCGGTTGCCGCACCTGCGGCAGCCCCGCCGACTTGCGTGAAGCCGTAACTGGGTGTCTGCGGACGGCGCGCGTCGACGATCAGCCCATACATGCGCGGGCCGAACGCAATGGCGCCGAGGATAAGCAGGACTGTCGAGTCGAACTGCTTACCGATTGCCTGAAAGAGAATCGCCGCGAAGAAGAGGATCAGCGGCAGCAGCTTCTTGTGCGAGATGCGCCCGCCCCGGTCGTACAGGTCGAGCAATTCGAGCGCAGCGATGCGCTTCATGGGGAATGTCTCGGGGTACTACCTGACGTATCAGCGCGTGGCTACGCGCGCCTTCGTGTTCCAATCCGCCACGGCGTCGTTGTACGAGCTCCCGGCACCAGCGATGCCGTTGGAGCAAGTCCCCGACTCGCACGCGACTATGAGGCCGAATGGCGATTGTGAGATGCTCGGTGCGTGTCCACAGCACCAGCAGGGCGCCGGTTCCGGCGTGACGAGCGACGGCGCGCTCATGGGCGATACCTCACAGTGACGCTGTCGGCGCAGACCGTCCACCAGCCGACAGGCGGGGTGTCGCTCCAGACTTGTACCACCTGCCCCTTCACCGCCTCGCAGTACGCCTCGGCGCGCGCCTGCCGTGTACTACACCCTGCCAGCAAAATCACCAGCAGCACGAGGACGAAGAAGAGCCATGCACTGCGCGCGCTCATGCCCTGTTCTCGTTCGCGAGGCGCTGCCCCAAGAGGCGCACCACCGCTGTCTCTACCGTGCGCAACGCTTCGCGCACCTTCGGCGCCTCGGCGTGCTCCATTGCGTACTGACGCACGCCAAGGCGTAACTGCTCCAGCTCTTCCAACGTCACTGCTTTGATCTCGGGGTACTACCTGACTCGGTTACTTCTTCTCTCCTCGTTTCCGCTCAGCCCGCCGCGCCAGCCGAATCTGCACGATAGCGCTCTCGATCCGTTGCACGGTGTCGATTGTCGGCACTACGCGCTTGTCCGTCTTGCGGAACCAGCGCGAGACCTGCGAGGGGTGGATACCCATTACTCGTGCGAGCTCGCGGTTCGAGATGTTGAGGTCGCGCAATCGCTCTTCCAGCTCGGTCGCGTAATCCTCGGCAATCGTGATCGTGATGTGGGGCTTCACTTTCTGTATCTCCGTGACCCATAAGGTCTGGCGAGGCCCCGCCGTGAGCCCCGGTGCCCACGGCGGAATGGCCCAAGTTATGGGGGCTAGACACCCATGTCAATCTTCCAACGAGAGAAGGTACATCAGCTCTGTCCACGTATCGGCAGGAACGGCGTCCTGCCACACACCGGGCAGCGTGCGATAGCTGGCGTGCGCCTCATCCGCGCTGGCGAGCCGCTGCAGAACAGCGACTAAAGCCTTCGCGCGCTGAAAGTGCGCCATGCGCTGCCTCTGGTACTCTTCCACGGCGGCGGTCGCTTTTGCATACGCCGCTTCCAGCCTTTCGTCCCCGGCGTACGCCTGCTGCGCCTCGCCGCGAACCATTGCACGTATCCCCGCCTCGACCTCACCCAACAGCCGCGTCACCCGCTCACGCGGCACCTGTACGGTGATGTCTTCCGCCGTCCCCTCCGCCCTAACCGCTACTCTTTCGGCGAACGGCGCCCGCGCCGCCGCCACTGCGCTGCCGTACATCTCTCTCACTCGTTCTGGCTAAGGGTGAAAGTGGGGCTCAGTCCTCTTCGTCCTCTCCGAGAGACGCCGACTCTGCCGCGCGCTCGTGCTGCACCCAGCGCGGCCAGTAATACGGGTCGTCCTCCGCCACCTGCGCGCAGATAGCCTTGCGCAGCTCCGCGAGGCACAGGCTCGCGTTCACCAGCGCCTGCTCGCGCGGGTAGATGTCGCCGTTCTCCATGCGCTGGCCGACACGGTTCGACGCGTCGATGATCGCCGCGCGGAAGGCGGGTGCCCGGTAGGCCGGGATGGTGATCGTGAACGTGAGCTCCTTTTCAGGCCGAACGAGTGTCAGGTGCCGCTTCTTCACTCCCGCGTTGGGGTTCTTGTTGAGGTTGCGCTCTGCTGCGCGCTTCCACTGACGCTGTGCTGCCGACTGCCGCATTGCTGCAACTCCTTCGTTGGGGTTAGGTGTCGAGGCCGATCCCGTACCGGCCCCGAACGTGCAAGCAACTTAGCTCGCGTTGACATCTATGTCAACATATGTGTCAACGGCGGTAACATCGGCGCACTACTGTGGAGGGACTGCCGCAGACACGGTGCAGCAAGTGGAGGGGCGTAGCGGGCGCTACGTGAACGGTGGATGACCGGCGCGGGATGCCCGGTTGGCATACGCAGCGTTCGCTACCATGCCGATACGGCTGGCAGCCGGGGTGGGGTGAGTGCTGCTGATGGGAGGGCGGCTAAGGGGCTCGGCCCGATCAGCCGCCACGTCGGCTCGTGGGGTTCTCACGGACGGACGGGATTGCTGGTAAGGCTGGCTGTGCTGGCTATTCTACTGTGGCTCGCTGACTCTGTTGGCGGTGTGACGCTTGTCGCTCCTACTTCAAGTAGGGCCGGATGCGTTCAAGGAGCTCCAGCGCCAGCTTCTCCGACTCGCCCGCTCGCTCGGGTGGCAGAACCTCGCGGAGCCAATCGCGGAAGGAGAAGAAGACCTCGCGCTTGCGCTTGCCCTGCGGGAGCTCGAAGTCACGCTCGGCGGCGCGATGGTAGCCCGCCCGGAGCGCGGGTATTGTCCTCACGACGTCGCGACCGATCGCGCGCTCGTGTTGCCAATCGGCGCGGGCGTGCTCGACGTCGGCGCGTGTGATGGTGGCGATGTTCTCGCCACGGAAGAAGACCGAGACCTGCTCGGCGCCCGCGTCGATGAGCTGCTCGACGCGCTCTTCGGCATAGGCGATGTGAGTCGGGTAGTGGACAGGTCGCTCACCTTTAGGCACCGGGTACGGATGGAGCGTGAAGGTGTTCGGCATGCTTCAGTCTCGGGGTGTTGCGCTGGATGTCTAATTTCTACAAATCAGTGGGGTTCGCTGCGCCCCAGAATTCGCGACCCCACTATATTGTAGAAATTAGTAGAGAACAAGCGGCGTGTCACCCCGGTTGGCACGGTCAGCAGGCTCAGAGTTAAGGCCCTGTAGAAGCGCTTAAACAATCTCTGCAACGACTTGCAACCTATTTTAGTATTTGATCTTAAAGCACCTACTAAATTCTATAAAATAATAGGTATCTATAAGAAGGATACGGAAACTGGTTGCAAGTCGTTGCAGACGTTGCAGAGCTCTGGCCGCCGACCGTGCCCGGCCGCGCCGCCCGAGCACGCCGTCTGGAGCGAGATAACGGGGGTGACATCCAACTTGACATACATCGCAACCCCTTCCATAGTTCACGCGTCCTGTTCGGTCTTCCGACCTCGACGGACACCAGAGAGCTTTAAGAGCGCCAGAGCCCGCCGAGTCTTCCCTTCCTTACTCACGCTGGCCGCTCTCTGATTGCGTGCAGCGGCTCCGTCGCAGCCTTTCGGCACACTCCATTCTATCGAGCCCGCTGTCCTTGGGGTTCAACACTTCATCTCGCCGACGCTGAACGCCCTGCACGCAGGCCAGAGCCCAGCACCCATACGAGTGTCGTGGAAACGCAGCTCGATCTGCTTGCAATCATCCTCATCCTCGCCGTTGTAGCTATCGCAGCCTGCCGTCTCAATACGCGACCGCCGAGAGGGGCGTAGTCGTGGCGGGACGCCGCAAGCGCGAAGTGCTGCGCGAGGAGCTGCTGCGTCGTGCTGTCGCGGAGCTGGGCGAGGAAGCAACTGCGTCGGACTACGTGATCCACTGGACGGCGAACGCGCGCACGCTCTACGAGCTCGCAGCGGAGCTGAGCAAGGCGAGCATCTACGAGTTCTTCCCTCAGCAGATACGCAACGTCTGCGAGGCCGAAGAGAGCGCGCCGGGCGAGTTCAAGAGCAGGCTGGATGCGGCTCGCGCGATTGCGGCCGAGCACTTCGTCGAGGAGTCTAAGTCGTTGGCAGACGACGTGATACCGACGAAGGAGCATATAGCCAAAGCGAAGCTGCAGATCAGCACGCGCCAGTGGATCGCCGAGCGCTACAACCGCGACGCGTTCGGGCAGCCGAAGACGCAGGTGTCTATCTCCATAGGCAGCCTGCACTTAGACAGCTTGCGCAAGGCGCCGCCGCCACCGCCGACGGTGACCGCAGGGCCAGCGCAGCCCGCGCTACCTGCAGCCGCCGAAGAGGCAGTGGACGTCGAAGTGCTATAGCGAGCGCTATAGCCCGCGACCGCGGTGTCGGTAAGTCGCGATCTTCCAACGAGTTAGCGGAGCGAACCAGCGGACTATGAATCGGCTGGGCGCGAGCTCCCGGTCGATCCCCCCCCCCTTCAACGGATTCGGCCGGGCGGCTGGAGCGACGGCCCGGTCATCACCCCCCGGCTTCACTGAACCGGATTCAAGGAGGTAGCCCGGAAAAATCGGCCGGGCGTTTCAGGCAGTACAGGCGGAACCCTGCGCATTGAGCGCTGAGCAGCACCAGCCCGAGCAAAACCCATTCGACGCTTTCCGCGAGCGCTACTACTGGCGTCCGGGGCTCATGGTGCGTGAGGTCTGGGCCGTCACGCCGGATAAGTGGCAGGACGACGTCATGCACGACGTCGCAATGGGCGAGCGGAAGATCAGCATCCGTTCGGGCCACGGTGTCGGCAAGACGACCACGCTCGCGTGGCTCATCATCTGGTTCATCCTCACGCGCTACCCACAGCGCACCGTCTGCACCGCCCCGACCAGCTCGCAGCTCTTCGACGCTCTCGCCGCCGAGGTTAAGCGCTGGATCGGTCTCCTGCCCGAGAACCTCCGGGCGCTGCTCGACGTCAAGACGGATCACATCACGCTGGCGTACGACCCCGCCGGGTCGTTCATCAGCTTCCGCACGAGCCGCCCCGAGACGCCGGAAGCGATGGCCGGTGTCCACGCCGAGAATGTCCTGCTGGTAGTGGACGAGGCGTCCGGTGTGCCCGAGCAGGTCTTCGAGGCCGGTGCGGGCTCGATGTCGGGCGAGAACGCGACGACGATCCTCGCCGGTAACCCGGTGCGCACGAGCGGCACGTTCTACGACTCGCATCATCGCCTGCGCGACTCGTGGAAGACCTACCACGTCTCCTGCGTGGACTCGCCGAGAGTGACGCCGAAGTTCATCGAGGAGATGAAGGAGAAGTACGGCGAGGACTCCAACGCCTACCGTGTGCGTGTCCTCGGCGAGTTCCCCAAGGGGGACGACGACACGGTGATACCGATGGAGCTCGCCGAGTCGGCGCTCCTGCGCGACGTGCAGCCGATCTTCGTCGCTCCGGTGTGGGGTCTCGACTGCGCACGCTTCGGCAGCGACCGCACAGCGCTTACCAAGCGCCGTGGAAACGTGCTCCAAGAGCGCACCAAGTTCTGGCGGGGCCTCGACACGATGCAGATCGTCGGCGCCGTCGTGAACGAGTGGGAGATCACTCCCTTTCAGGACCGCCCCGTCGACATCTGCGTCGACTCGATTGGTATCGGGGCGGGCGTGGTGGACAGGCTGCGCGAGCTGGGTCTCCCGGCGCGCGGCATCAACGTCTCCGAGAGCCCGGCGTTCGGGAACCGCTTCGCGAACCTGCGCGCCGAGCTGCTGTTCAAGGCGCGTGATTGGTTCGCGGCGAGGGACGTGAACATCGCGGGCGACGCCGAGCTCGCGGCCGAGCTGACGGACATCCGATACAAGTTCCGCAGCAACGGCAAAATCCAGATCGAGTCGAAGGACGACATCAGAAAGCGCGGCAAGCGGTCGCCAGACCTCGCCGATTCGTTCGTGCTCACGTTCGCGAGCGATCCCATTACAGCGCAATCGGGCGGCACCAGCAACTGGTCGAAGCCGCTCAAGCGGATCATAAAGGGCATCGTCTGATGGCGCTTACTGCAGCCGACAAGGCGTACATCCGGCGCGCCGTGACGGAAGTCGTACACGAGGCGCTGCGGCAATTCGGTGCTGAGCTGAGTGCTGCCCTCTCCGCCGAGCAGGACATTCAGCACATCGGCGGGACCACGGCGGGACCACGGCGGCGACGCCCACTCACGAGGCGTGGTTGTTCGAGGAAGAGGCGCGGTTCGTTCCACGACCGGCGCATTTAGCCAAGCGGTTTAGACCGCCCCCGGTAGTTGGATTCTGATGGCAAGACCAAGCAAGCGGCGCGTGCAGGAGCAGTATGAGAACCGCATACGCGCCCTGATTACCGACGCGGCGCGCTTCGTCGACGACGAGCTGACGCCGCAGCGTGCGCTGGCGAGCAAGTATTACGCTGGCGAGCCGTTTGGAAACGAAGAGGAAGGCCGTTCGCAGTTCATCGTCACGGAAGTGCGCGACGGTATCGAGGCCGTCGTGCCGCAGCTCGCTCGCGTGTTCTTCGGTCCCGAGCACGTCGTCGAGTTCGTGCCGCGCAGCATGAAGGTGGCCGAGCAGGCGCGCATGGAGACCGACTATGTGCGTACGGTAATCGAGCAGAACGACGGCTTCCTCAAGTGCATCGCCGTGATGAAGGATGGGCTCATCCGTCGCGTCGGCGCGGTGAAGTGGGCGTGGGTCGAGGGTGAGCGCGAGGCGCACTGCCTCTACAACGTGACGGAGGACGAGGCGATCCAGCTCGTGCTGGAGCCCGGCGTCGAGATCACCGAGATCACGCCGAACGATCCCGACGAAGAGAACCCCGACGCGCCGCCGACCTTCAAGGTGGAGTTCACGCAGCCGGGCGAGGGCCATGCCGAGTTCTGGCCGATTCCGCCCGAGGAGTTCATCTGCTCGCGTGACGCCCGCGACATGAAGTCGGCCACGCTGGTCGGCCACCGCACCGAGCTCACTCGCTCGCAGCTCCTCAAGCTCGGAGTGAGCGAGAGGGACATCGACGAGTACGGCGGCACGTTCACCGACATCAGGGACAGCGAAGAGCGTCTCGTGCGTCAGGAGACGCTGTCGGCGACGTCGGACGACACGGACGAGCTCAAGGGCGAAGACAAGCATCTCTACGTCGAGGCGTACATCCTCGTCGACAAGGACGGCAAGGGCGAGACGCTGCGCCGCATCACGACGCTCGGCCCGACGTACCACGTCCTGACCGACGAACCCGCCGACGAGAGGCCGCTCGCGATCTACTCGCCGGTGCCCGAGCCGCACCGCATGATCGGCTGGAGCTGGGCCGACAGGCTGATGGACATGCAGAAGGTGAACAGCATGCTCGTCCGCTCGATCCTCGACTCGCTCGCGGCGTCGATCTTCCCGCGCACCGCCTACGTCGAGGGGCAGGCGAACGTCGACGACATCCTGAACACCGCTATCGGGGCGCCGATCAGGATGCGCGCGCCCGGCATGGTGACGCCCTTCACGCACGAGTTCACCGGCGCGCAGGCGCTGCCGGTGCTCGACTACATGAACAGCGTGGTCGAGCGGCGCACCGGGCAGAACAAGGGCGTGATTGGACTCGATCAGGACGCGCTGCAGAGCTCCACGCAGAGTGCCGTGGCTGCCGCCACGACGGCCGCACAGGCGCAGGCCGAGCTGCTGGCGCGCGTCTTCGCCGAGCAGTTCTTCAAGCCGCTCATGCTCGGTATTCGCAGGCTGCTCATCAAGCACCAGCCGAAGGAGACGCTGGTGCGCCTGCGCGGCCGGTGGGAGAAGGTCGATCCGCGCCACTGGAACGCTGACGTCGAGGTCAGCGTGCAGGTGGCACTCGGTCTCGGGATGCCCGCCGAGAGAGCCGCGCAGCTCATCGCGATTGCCGAGAAGCAGGAGCAGATCATTCAGACGCTCGGCCCTGACAACCCGCTATGCGACATCGCGAGCTACCGCGAGACACTGGTGCGTGCAGCTCGCTGGCTCGGCTTCTCCGACGCCGACACGTTCTTCCACCCGGTGCCGGAAGGCTGGGCGCCGACCCCGCCGCCTCCGCAGCCGACGCCCGAGCAGGTGCTCGCCGAGGCGCAGCTCCGCGCGGAGCAGATCAAGTCGGAGCGTGAGTTCGTGCTCAAGCAGGCCGAGATCGACTTGAAGAAGCAGATCGCGATCATGGAGCACGAGCGGCAGGTGGCGAAGCAGAACGCCGACGCTGAGCTCAAGCGGCTGGAGCTGGAGCTCAAGGCGCAGGCGATTGTCGACGAGCGCGAGCAGTTGGAGAACGAGCAGGTGCGCCGTGAGATCATTGAGGACCACATCATCGCGGCCAACCACCAGAAGGAGCTCGAAGATGCCGCTGCGGCGGCGCAGGCCGCAGAGATAGCCGCTCAGCAGGAGGCCGCTGCACAGGAAGCGCAGCCGGTCCCTGCCCCACAACAGCAGGCGCCAGTTGCAATGGCTGACGCGCCAGCACCCGAGATCGAACAGTGACAGAGGACGAGCAGATAGAAGCTGGACAGCGCATCGCCGCCTTCTTGGAAGACGAGGCGGTGAAGCGAGCGCTCCAGCGACTCGCTGCGAAGTATTACGACGAGTTCAAGGCGGCGCGCACCGCCGAAGGCAGGGAGAGCGCGCACAGCAAAGCAATGGTGCTCGACGACTTTGCGAACGAAATGCGGAGTGTCGTCGACACGGGAAAGCGGGTCAAGGCAGAAGTGCAGCGCCGAGCGCGCGGCCGGTAAGGTCTGACAAGACCAGAGGGAGAACAGCAGGAAATGCCTCCGTATGTAAAGCAGCAGTGGGAGAACGCGCCGTCCGTTGCGTCTCCAATTACCGCTGAGCGCCTTAACCACATGGAGGAAGGTATCGCCGCAGCGGCGTCTGCGGAGAACGTCTTCACCAAAACTGAGGCGCAGGCTCAGTTCCTGAGTAAGACTGATGGCGGCACGGTGGAGGGGCGCATCGTCGCCAAGGGCGGCATCGCGGGCTCTTACACGTTCCGCGTAATCACGGACAGCATCGTGCTCACCGATCAGGATCAGGTGTGCGTTGTTCGTGATCTCACGAAGGACATCACGATTCAGTTCCCCGACGCGAGCGGCTCCTCGCCCGGTTGGACGATTTCCAGAATCGACGAGACGGGTTTCAGTGTCACGCTCCTGACGAGCGGGAACGACACGCTGGTCGGCGGTGACGAGCTGCTGCCGAAGGAGACTGTGGGTGTAATCGCTGACGGGGACCAGACGGTCTACGTGCTGCGGAACCGTATCGGCGGTAGCACCGGCGGCGGGGATGATGGTGGCGGTGAGCCGAGCAACCCGGACGTCCTCTACAAGTGGCTCGTCGGTAACGCCACGCCGGGTTTCGCGCGCAGCACCCCGGCGCCGTATATCGGTCCTTCGGGCATGGTGGGTACTGTGGGCGCTGGCCTGCCGCGCATCTCGAAAGACCCGAGCGGCAACCTCGGTCTGATGCTGGCACCCGCGCGCACCTTCCACATGACTTGGTCGGATGACCCGAGTAAGTCTGACTGGTCGAAGAGCTACATGAATCCTCCGGCGCTCGACACTGGTGTCGCGCCTGATGGTTCGAGCCCGGTCTATCGGATCGTGCCCAATACCGATCCCGTGGCCACTCATGAGCTGCGGCGTAACGTGCCGGAAGCGCTCGACGACACCCCTCAGACGATCTCGTTCATCGCCAAGGCGGCGGGTTACAACTACGTCACCATCTTCCGGCTCGACAAGGCGGGGGCGTCGTGGGGTACCACGATCAACCTGCAGGACGGCAGCATCGTCTCCACGGTGACGCAGCACAAGATCCATGTGCTCGCACTCGCCGATGGGTACTACTGGATCGCCTGCACGGCTAACGCGGGCCACGGCGGCAGCACGTTCTCGTGGCGCATCCGCGTCCACTCCGGGTCCAACCCGAGCTCCGTGTGGTCAGGCGATGGAGTGAGCGGCATCAAGATATGGCGTATCGCCGGTGAGGCGAACGCGAGCTACCCGACTCTCGGCCCGCTTGTCGAGGATACTGCGGTCGATGTCGATGCCGATACGTGGACCCACGTCGGTGCGATCAGCGGTGGGAACGTCGGCATCGCGGCCACGCTGTACGAGCGCTACTACGACATGAGCACGCGTCAGGTGGTCGAGCAGGTCACGGAGATCACGTCGACGGCCGACATCGTCTTTGCGACCGGGAGGTACTGGCGGGAACTCAAGGTCGCTAAGGGCTCGAAGTCACTGTCCGAGATGCAGGCACTATGACGTTGCTCATGCACATGCGGCACCCTCACGGCTTCGTGGGGGCGCCGCCCGGCCCGGTGATAGTGCCCACGTCGCTCCGCGTCTCGCCCTCCTCGTTCACTCTACAGGAGGGCGCGGGGCGCCAGCTCGGCGTGCAGGTGCTCGACCAGTTCGGTGAGCCGATCACGGAAGTGATTGGTGGGTTCATCTGGCTGTCCAACAAGCCTTCCATCGCTACGGTCGACCAGAACGGTCGAGTGACGGGCGTCGCCGCCGGTGATGCAACGATCACCTGCGTGTGGGGCACGCTGTCCGCGAGCGTCACGCTTACGGTCGTGCAGACGAGCGAGCTGGTTGGCTGGAGCGACGAGCGCTTTCCGCACTCCTCGACCGGGCTGCTTTTCACGTACACCGACTTCCGCACGAGCTACTTCGGCACCGATACGGCGGGCCTCAACCGTAAAGCGACCGAGATGGCGTTCATCGCGCGGAAGGTCGACAAGGTGCTCTCGGGCGGCGAGCCGAGTGGGGGCTACCCCGAAGGGCTTATTCACCAGCCCTACGTGCTCGTCAGCTTCATTGCCTGCTGCATCCACGACACGGACTACTGGCGCAACATGCGCAGCAAGACCGACTGGTGGTGGGAGCAGTGGTGCGACACGCACGGTAAAGACCCCGAGAACGGGTACCTCCACTACGCTGATGGAGAGAACACCTACGGTACGGCGATTACGTCGATAGACACCAACGGTCGCGTCACCTTGAAGTACGACATGGTGACGTATACCGACGGCTTCCTGCGCGACGGTGACACCGTGACGATCTCTGGTGCGCAGAACCCCGTGTTCGACGGTGAGTGGACGATCTCCGACGTCGGCGTGATAGGCGGCGACTTGGATCAGAACGGCCACCTTCGCCGGGCGCAGACGGTCTTCAACATCGCGAAGACCGGCGCCACGAGCGGTGCCGGAGGTACGGTGTTCCGCAAGGGCGACGGCACGAAGACGAAGCGCAATCGCTACGTGTTCGACGTGCCCAGCTTCCCGCCGCCGCGCTGGATAATCGACCACGCGCACCCCGACAGGATCGCCTTCGAGAAGGAGCGCTTCGCTGGTCTCGTCGCGGGTGAGTACGGGCAGGGCTTTATACCCGAAGGCTTCTACGTGGACGAGATCGCGAAGAACGTGTGGGGCCGTTTCGTGACAGCGAAGACGGTGCAGTATCCCACCGGCGGCGGTCAGCAGTGGGTGGGCGACATGGCCGCGTTCTACGCCGCGCTCAAGGCCGATTACCCAGACCAGCCGTGGATGTTCGAGCTGGGCACGGCCTCGTACATGGATGACGACACCACGAGGCTCATCGTCGAGGGGTCGAAGTGTACGCAGCTTGAGCAGCTCGGTAATACGCACACGCGCTTCGAGTGGGTGCCGGGAGCGGCGAAGTTTGAGTGGGTGCGCAACCTCGTTCGGCAGGGCGTGCATGTCGAGTGGTGTACGCCGTACACGCCGCAGGACAAGATCGACGGCGGCGAGAAGCCGGGCAACTATGCGAACGATCCTGTACCCGCAGGTGTGCGCTCCCCCGCGAACGTTCGCATGTACGCGTCGCATCTCGCGCTCGCGCTGCTGATGAACGTGACGGACAAGCCGGGTCACATCTGCGTGAACATGATGAACGGCGCGTGGACCCCGGCCGACCCGAATCAGGGTCTCAACAACCGGTGGCTCGGTCTCTTCGAGGTCGATCTCGGTAAGCCGCTTGAGGAGCCAGCGCGCGTCGTGCAGGGCCAGAAGGACACGGCCGATCAGGGTGTGACGATTGCCGCCCGCATGTACGAGCGCGGCTACGTCGTCTACCGCCGCATCGACGTCGCGTGGGACATCCCCACGGTGGACTACGCGGCCACGTACGAGTACGTCCTCCCGCCCTCGACGGGCCGGGACGGCAAGTGGTGTCGGGTACGGAGCGACGGCTCGCTCGACACCCCCACAGACAGGTGTCAGATAGCCAGCGACGAAGGGCTGATTTTCGTCCCCGCACCGTGACGACACGGTCACGATAAGCGGGATAACCCCGTTGACAGGATGGTTGACACGAGAGTTTCAAGTGCTTATGGATTCACCCAGTGTCGACGGTAACAGCGTTGAGCTGACCGTCAATGACGCAGCAGAGAAGTACGCGGGTCTGCTCTCCGGTTTGGAGGACAGCGCAGACGACGAGTACGAAGCCTCTCCTGACGAAACGCCCGAGGCGAGTCAGGACGAGCGACCGGCGGATGACGAGAACGACGCCGCCGAAGAGGATGCCGCCGAGGAAGGCACCGAGGACGAGCCCAAGCAGCCCGTCTCCTACCGGGTCAAGATCAACGGTCAGGAGGTCGAGGTACCGCTCCCTGAGTTGCTCGCCGGATACTCCCGCACGGCAGACTACACCCGCAAGACGCAGGAGCTCGCAGCTCAGCGCAAGCAGCACGAGCAGGAGCTCGCCGCCGTCAGAGCGGAACGCCAAGAGTATGCACAGAGTCTGGCAAAGCTCCGCGCTGCACTGGAGAGCGTAGAGGCGGAACCCGATTGGGCGCGTCTACGGCAGGAGAGTCCAGAGGAATTCGCCGCGACCTACGCGGCGTGGCAGCAGCACAAGGAGCGTCTCGCCGCCGTAGAGGCCGAGCAGCGCAGAGTACATGACCTGCAGCAGCAGGAGCTCCAGCGCCAGCTCGCCGAGTACGTGAAGCAGGAGCAGGAGAAGCTCCTCGCCGCCATCCCCGAGTGGAAGGACTCGAAGGTGGCGACCGCCGAGAAGCAGGCCCTCGTCGAGTACGCACAGGGTCTCGGCTTCACGGATGAGGAACTCGCGCAGGTGGTGGATCACCGCGCCGTGACGCTGCTCCGCAAGGCGTACCTCTACGACAAGCAGCAGGCAGCGAAGCCCCTCGCGCAGAAGAAGGTTGCTGCAGCGAAGGCTGTTGCTCCCGGCAGCGGTGGACAGTTCCGGCGCCAGACCTCGGAGGCTACCAAGGCGAAGCAGAGACTCGCTAAGACAGGCCGCGTGAAGGATGCGGCTGCAGTCCTCCTCGCGCTCGACGACTGATCGGGCGCACCCGGTTTCAGAATCATGGCCAACACGGTCATCTCCAACACGTTCAAGACTTACGAGAGCGTCGGTAACCGCGAAGACCTCACCGACGTGATCTACAACATCGCGCCCACCGACACGCCGCTTCTGTCGAACGCGGGGCGTGCGACGGCCGAGGCGACCTACCACGAGTGGCAGCAGGACTCGCTCGCCGATGCTGCGTCCAACGCGCAGCTCGAAGGTCTGAACATGACCGAGTTCACTCAGGTCACTCCCACGGTGCGCGTCGGGAACTATGTCCAGATCAGCACCAAGGATGTGATCGTCTCCGGTACGCAGGAGGCCATCAGCAAGGCTGGGCGTAAGAGTGAGCTCGCGTATCAGACCGCGAAGCGTGGTGCTGAGCTCAAGCGCGACATGGAGAAGATCGCGCTCGACAATCAGGCGGCAGCCGCCGGAAGCGCGAGCGTGGCTCGCAAGACCGGCTCGGTCGTGGCGTTCATCAAGACGAACACCGAGAAGGGAGCGACCGGCGCCGACCCGGATTACACCAGCGCTCCGACCTCGGCTCGCACCGACGGGACGCAGCGTGCGTTCACGGAAGACCTGCTCAAGAGCGCCATCCAGAAGCAGTGGGCGCAGGGCGGGAAGTGCGACACCCTGCTCGTGGGTGCGTACAACAAGACCGTCGCCTCGAAGTTCGAGGGTATCGCTACCTCGACCTTCAACATGTCGAGAGCTCAGGCGAGCGTAATCATCGGAGCTGCGGACGTCTACGTGTCCGACTTCGGGGTTATCACCATCGTGCCTGACCGCTTCATGCGGGCTCGCGATGCGCTCCTGCTCGACTTCGACCTCATCGACATCATGTACCTCCGCTCCTTCCGGCGCATCCCGCTGGCGAAGACGGGCGACGCCGACAAGCGCATGCTGCTCGTCGAGTGGGGCGTGAAGGTGCATCAGGAGGCCGGTCTGGCTGGCGTGTTCGACCTGACCACCGCCGCCTCCTAAGAGCAAGGCGTGACGCCGGTGGCCCCGAGCTGGTGGCCACCGGCACCCTCCCCTTCCCTCCTCAAGCAGTATCCCGAGCGCAGTAAGTGGTAGTCCCGCGAAAGTACATCTTCGTCGGCGTAGGCGTCCTGTTCCTGATCCTTGGTTTCGGCTGGAGCATGGTTCGCCGCCACGAGCGGGCGCTGGATAAGGCACGCATCGAGCTCGCAGTGGCGCGCGGCGACACCCGCTCCGCGTTGCTGCGAGCCGATTCGCTTGCGGCAATCGCTGACAGCGCCGAGCGGCGCGCCGACAGTCTCGTCTCGGTGGCCGAGGCGGCGAAGAAGCGCGCAGTGCAGGCGGAAAGCGATGCAGCGATCTACAGGGAGCGCTATCGCGTCGCCGCGCTCGCGGCTCCCGACACCTGCGCCCCGGCGCTTGCCGCCGCTGATAGTGCGCTCGCTGCGACGCAGTCGGTTGCGGAGCAGTACCGGCAGGGGCTCGCGGCGGCCATCGGTGCCTCTCTGGAGCTCCAAAAAGCTCTGGACAGCACTCAGGTCGCCCTGAGCACCGTTGAGGCTTCTGCGAGGCGTCTGGAGGCCAAAGCCGCCGAGTTAGAGCGTGCTTCCCGCCCCTCCCTCTTCTCACGCCTACTCCCTCGCCCCGGCGTGGGCGTGGCGGCGGGCGTAGACCGGAACGGCAAACCCGCAGCCGTGGCAGGTATCACCCTGAGTTGGACGTTGTGAGTGAAACCAGAAGTTACACCCGCCCCCTCTCGATAGACCCCTTCACCGGCCAGCGCCAGACGTGGCACTACGACGCCACGGACGACAGTGTGACGGTCGCCACCGAGCAGGACGTCACGGCAATCGTCGAGGCGAACAAGGCCGCTGCTGCATCCGCGCCGAGCCGCTACGGGGGCGAGATGCACCGCGTTGCATCCATCCCGATGAGCGTTTATTGGGAGCTCAAGGAGAAGGGCATCCTGCGCGATCAGAAGGCGCTCAGGAAGTGGCTCAACGACCCGGACAACCGCGTCTTTAGAACGAGATTCGGGAGGGTCTAGTGCCGTTTCCGGGTCTCACGATCTACCCCGGCCCGCAGCTCTTCCCCTCGGATCAAGCGCTTCCGGGTGGAGGGGACCAGCCGGGAACGCCGCCCGACGCGCCAGACCTCGTGATTCCTGCGTTCCGCAACTATCAGGAGTTGCGGGACGCGATTGCGAACTGGCTGAATCGCTCGGACCTGAGCGATTACATACCGCTGTTCATCGCGCTCGCCGAGGCGAAGATACGGCGCAAGCTGCGGCGGACGACATTCAGGTCGACGATCTATCTCGTCGGCGACACGGTGGCTCTCCCCGCCGACGTCGCCGAGCTGCGCTCCATCGGCGTGCTGCCGACTCTCTCGACCAACGGCTACCAGCCGGTCGACATTCTCACCCCGGCCGAGTACGTCGAGAAGCGCGCGAAGCTCTGGCACGACCGCTCCCGGCCGCGCTACGCCTGCATCTTCGGCGGCGAGATTCACTTCACGCCGATCCCGCGCGATCCGTGCGCGATTGAGATCGTGTACTTCACGGTCCTCCCACCGCTGAGCGAGAGCGCGCCGACCAACAGGGTGCTCACCGAAGCGCCCGACCTCTACCTCTACGGTGCCCTGCTCGAAGCCGAGCCGTTCTTGGAGCACGACGAGCGCGCGCCGCTCTGGGAGCGCCGCTTTGAGGCCGCCATCGCCGAGCTCAATTCGGCGAGAGAGCAGGAAGAGTACAACGCCTCGCTTCGACCTGTGAGGCTCCCTGTGGTGTTTGGCTGATGCCGAATACGGAAAACTTCAACTGGACGCTGCCGACTCCCGGTGGTGATCTCGGGCAGTGGGACGAGATACTCAACGCCGCTTTCGAGGCGGCTGACGCGTCGCTCAAGGCAGTAAAGGACACCGCGGAGGCCGCACTGCCGAAGAGCGGCGGCACGCTTACCGGTGCGCTGCACACGAAGACCGAGAGCACGACTCTCGTGCAGCAGTCGAACGCCTCGGGCACCGTCACGCTGAACCTCGCAGCCGCGAACGTCTTCGTTCTCACGCTGACCGGTAACGTCACGTCGCTCGTGCTGACGAACGTACCGGCTTCGCCGAAGTTCACCGTGCTCCTCTTGGAGATCATCAACAGTGGCGGCAAGCGGATCACTTGGCCGTCCTCGTTCAAGTTCCCCGGCGGCGCCGCGCCGTCGCTGACAGCGACCGGCACGGACGTCTTTGCGTTCTACACGCGTGACGGCGGCAGCAACTGGCTGTTCGTCGGCGCGCAGCAGGGACTCTGATAATGCTGCAGCGCCTCCTGCCGTTCATCGGCACGGCGGTGCCGCTTCCGCCCGGCGGCGTGCCGCTACTCACCGCCGTGAATGTGGGTCAGGCAAACGCCGGTCGCTGCCTCGGCGGCATCGGTGGCGACACCGAGACGGATGCGTCGCTCCGCGTCGCGTGGACCGTAACGAGCCCCTACGACGGGCAGTTCTGGAACGTCGAGGTAAGCGGGTTCGGTGCCACGCAGACGGTGCCGATCAGCAACGGATCAGTGATAGTGCCGCTCTACGGGTGGGTCGAGAGCGGACCTGAGAACAGACAGTCGCTCAACATCGTGTTCACGGTGAAGGTGATCGCCAAGAACAGCGGGCGAGTCGTGTCGACGATGAATAGCGCCACATGGACGAAAGTATACGGGAAGTGCTCGGGGGGCGGGCCGGGAGACCCGGTATGAGTGAGTTCATTCTCGGCCAGCACGAGAACGCCATACGCACGCTGCTGGAGCGCACTGAGCGCATCAGCGACGACGTGAATGAAATCAAGACGCTGCTCGCCGAGCGCCGAGGCGAGCGACGTGTAGCGCTGTGGGTGGCCGGTGTTGTCGGCGCCGTGGCGAGCACGTTGTTCGGTGCGGCACTCAAGCTCGTCACCGGCGTCCTACGGCTTGGGGGCTGATGGATAGCAAGCTGATACCGCTGGAGATTCCGCCGGGGATGTATCGTGCGGGGACTCCCTATCAGTCGCGGCACCGCTGGTACGACGGAAGCCTCGTGCGCTTCGCGGGTGGCGAGATTCGTCCGGTTGGTGGTTGGGAGCGCGTCGTCGCATCTGACAACACGCCGCTCCCTGCGCTGACAGGTGTGCCCCGCACCGCGCTAGTCTGGGCACCCGACGCAGGCGCGCCGATCATAGCGGTGGGCACGACGCAGAAGCTCTACGTGGTGCAGGGCGGCGAGCTCGCCGACATCACACCCGCTGGCTTCACTACCGGACGCGACGACGGTGTGTCGGAGGGGGGCGTCGGCACGTACGGTAATGGGCTCTACGGTGCCGGGCGCTACGGCGAGGGCGCGCAGCTTGGTACGCTGCTTCCTCCGGGTACGTGGCAGCTCGATTCGTTCGGTACCGATTTGTTCGGCATCTCGACCAGCGACAACAAGCTCTATCGCTGGGGTGGCGACAAGGAGGAGGCGGCCGAAGCGGTCGAGGGCGCGCCGAAGGGTGCGGCCGTCGTGGTAACGCCCGAGCGCTTCGTCGTCGTTCTCGGCGCAGAGAGTCAGGACACCGAAGTGTTCGGGATGCAGGCGCGTCTCGTCCGCTGGGCGTCGCAGGAAGGCTACACGGATTGGACGACGTCGGACGTCAACACCGCAGGTGAGTTCCCGCTCTCCACTGCAGGGCGCTTGGTGTGCGGTCGCCGCACTCGCGGTGAGACGCTGCTGTTCACCGACGCGGACCTCTGGGCGATGCAGTACATCGGAGGCGTGTTCGTGTACCGCTTCGTGCAGGTGGGCGACCAGTGCGGTATCGTCTCGCCGAACGCGGTGGGCATAGTCGACTCGCGTGCGTTCTGGATGGGACACCGCGCGTTCTTCGTCTACGACGGCTACACGCAGCCGCTGGAGTGCCCGGTTGCGCCGATTGTCTTCGACGACATCAACCCCGCCAACGTGGCGAAGGTGTGGGCGCTGCCGATTGCGGAGCACGGCGAGGTGTGGTGGTTCTACCCGAGCCGCGCGAGCAACGAGATCGACCGCTACGTCGCGTACAACTATCGCGAAGGGCACTGGTCCTTCGGGCGGCTCGCGCGCACCGCTGGCGCGCCAACCGGCGCTCTCCCGCTGCCGCTCATGCTCGATCCGAACGGCGTGATGTGGGAGCACGAGAAGAGCACAATGAATCACGACGGTGCTGTGCCGTATCTGGAGAGCGGCCCGCTGGAGGCGGGTGACGGCGACAACATCCTCAAGGTGCAGCAGATAGTACCCGACGAGCGCACCAGCGGCGACGTGAAGACGACGATCTACACCGCGATGTCGCCGATGGACTCAGAGAAGGCGCACGGCCCCTTCCCCGCCACGCCGGACAAGGCGGCGAAGGTGTACGACGTGCGGCTGACCGGTCGGCAGATACGACTGCGCATCGAAGAGGCACGCAACGCGGATTGGCGGATCGGTCGCTTCCGCCTCGGTGTAAGGCTCGGAGGTAGACGATGAGCGTGAGGCTGCCTACAGCGCCACAGCGCTATGACATGAGGGAGCAGGCCGAGCTCCGACGCATACTCGAAGCTGCACTCGCGCGGCTTGAGTCGCAGGTGCAGAACCTGGAGCGCATGCTTCGTGAGCTCGCCGCGTCGGAGTCGGGTGGAGAGTGATGGATTCGGAAGTGAGTATCGAGAAGTACCGGCGCCAAATCGAGGCCGCGCTGGAGTACGCAGGCGGGACACACACATTCGAGGATGTGGCAGAGGCGGTGGCTGACGGTCGCATGCAGTTCTGGCCGGGCAAGGAGAGCGTAATCATCACCGAAATCGCCACGTATCCGCAGCGGCCGAAGGTGCTGCACTTCTTCCTCGCCGGTGGAAGCATGCAGGAGATGGAAGCGATGGAGCCGGTCATCTGCGAGTGGGGCCGAAGCATAGGCTGCACGCACGCGGAGTTCACCGGCCGACGCGGTTGGGAGCGCACCTTCCTCGCGCGTCACAGATGGAAGAACAGCGGTCTCGTTGTTCTATCGAGGGAACTGTAGTGGGGAAGTCCAGTAAGCAGACGCAGACCGTTCGTCTCGATCCGACGATGGAACGGTTCCGCAATCAGGTGATGGATGCCGCGAACGTCGCCGCCAATGCCCGACTGCCCGGCATGAGCGAGTACACGCGTCAGGCGATAGGCGGCTATCAGGGCGCGCTCGGTCTCGGCAACAAGGCGCTCGCTGCGCTCGGCGGTGACGCGGGCGCGTTCGACAGCTTCTACAACCCGTACCAGACCGCCGTGGTCGACCGGATGATGGACAACTTCGGTCGCATGGCCGCGCAGACCAGTAATGCTGTGAACGACCAAGCGACGAAGGCTGGGTCGTTCGGCGGCACGCGTCATGGCGTCGCCGAAGGTATCGCGCTTGGTCAGCTCAACACCGACCGGGCGAACCAGTTGGCCGCACTCGAATATCAGGGCTTCAACGACGCGCAGGCTCGCGCGCTCAACGCCGCGAACCTCGGGCTCGGCGCGGCTGGCGCACTGAGTCAGCTCGGTGACTACGCACGCCAGATCGCGATCTCGCAAGACCCCGCGTTGCACAGGCTCGCAACGCTACAGGGCGCGCTGGCTGCGATGCCGTACGGCACGACGCAGACGCAGAAGTCGAGCGGAAGCATCGTGAACGGACTGCTCGGTGGTGTCGCCACACTCGGTGGGCTCGGACTACTCGGCCCGATAGGTGGCGCCGTTGGTGGCGCCGTAGGTGGCTTGTTCGGCGGTGGCGGGCCGAGCGCCAGCGCGATGTATAACTTCGGCCAGTTCCTCGGACGCGGGCCGACTATGGTGGGGATTTAACAGTGCCCGGACTGCTCGAAAGACTCTACCCGACGCCGGGAGCGCTGCGCGGCTTGCTCTCGCCAGAGGACGAGCAGCAGGCGCGTCGTCAGGCGCTACTCAGGAGCGGCTTCTCGCTGCTCGCCGATAGCGGCCCGAGTGGTGGGATGAACGCGCCGAAGCCGCTGCAGGCAATCGGCCGCGCTTTCGGTCTCGGTCAGGACTACTACAACAATGAAATCGCGCAGCGTGCAGCGTTGAACATGGAGCTGCAGCAGACCGAGCTCGCACGCCGCCAGCAGGAGCTGCAGAAGGCCGCGCGTGAAGCTGCGCTCTCGGGGCTCGGTGGTGTTGAGGGGCCGAAGGCGGTCGAGGCGCTGCGCGCGAGTGCGGCGCGGCTCGCGGCCACCGGCGACATCGAGGGGGCGAAGAAGCTCGCCGACATGATCCCGCAGTACATCGACGACCCGACGAAGATACCGGCGGGCAAGGCAGTCGATCTCGGCGGTAAGGTGGCGTTCGTCGACCCGCAGGGCAACGTGCTGCAGATGTTCGACAAGACGCCCGAGCCGCTCTCGCCGAGCGCAGTCATAGGTCAGGCGCTGGCGCAGTCGCAGCAGCAGTTCCAGCGCGCCAACGCGCTGCGGTCGGACTTCATCATGGAGGCGCGGCCGTTCGCGCAGGTGGCGAACGCGCTTGGAAACTTCATGCAGTCGAAGGACGCCGCACTCGCTGGCGACCCGGCGGCGCAGATGAGCGTGATCTTCGCGTACATGAAGATGCTCGATCCCGGCAGCACGGTGAGAGAGGGCGAGTATGCGACTGCGGAGAACACGACCGGTGTGCCGGGCTGGCTGATGAACCTCTACAACAAGGTGGTAGACGGTTCGTTCCTCACGGCGCAGCAGGTGCGCTACTTCACCGGGCAGGTCGAGGCGCAGCGTAAGGGGTGGGCCGACCGGTTCCAGAACCTCGCCGAGACCTACCGCGAGCGCTCGCTGCGCGGCGGCGTGAACCCGGAGGACGTAGTAGTTGACTACTTCGCCCGCGTGCCGAGCGTGAGCAACCCCGCGCAGCAGGTAGATGCGACCACGCTGAACCGCATGCCGTGGCTCGCTAACCCCAACAAGAGTTGGATGCAGTTCTACAAACCATAATGGCTACTCCCGATCCGATTCTGATGCGCGCGGTGCGCAAGATGGTCGAGACTCAGGCTCGTGCAACGAAGGCGGGTGTGAGTCTCGGCCCGGCCGCGCTCGACGATATGGTGCGCACGCTTACCGAGGGTAAGTACAACCTCGACGACGCGCGCCGCCTCATCGCCGGTTTCGACACTTCGATCAACGCCTCGAATCTCATCCGCAGCGCGGCGCAGGGTCTCTCGTTCGGCTTCGCCGACGAGGCTGCGTCGCTCTTCGGCGGTGATGAGGAGAAGGAGCGTATACGTCTCGCCAACACGCTCTTCAAGCAGGCACACCCGAAGGCTGACATCGCAGCACAGTTGGTCGGAGGGCTCGGCGCCGGTGGTGCGGTCGCGCGTTACCTCCCGGCGTTGAAGAACATGTCGCGTCTGGGCAAGCTCGCCACCGGTGCCGCGACGGGCGCAGGCGCCGCTTCGCTGCAGGCAGCGGGCGAGGCGGACGAGGGTCACCGAGGCGAAGCCGCCGCCAACGTGGCGATACCCGGCGCGCTGGTGGGCGTGGGGGCCACGGCGGTCGCTGGCGGGCTGGGCACCATCGGTAAGTACATCGGTGAAGCGCTGAGCCCCGCGCGCCGCGCTGAGGAGCGTCTGGTCGATGCTGCGATAGCGGCGGGGAAAAAGGCACCGGGGCTGCCCGGCACCCCACTGCAGCGTGGCGTGCAGTTCCTGCGCAATCAGTATACGCGTGCTGCTACGGCCGGGCGCGGTGACGACGTCATGCTCGCCGATCTCTCGCCGAAGATGCGCAGTGTGCTCGACTTCGCGGCCAACGCGAACGATGACGTAGCGACCGATGTGGCCGAGCGCGTGTACGGGCGCATGCACGACGCGTCCGACCGTCTGCTCGGTGACGTTCGCCTCTTGGCCGGTGACGATCACGCGCCGACGCGGCTCGCCGAGCTGGTCGAGATGCGCCGCACGTTCGCGAACAGCCCCGAGGGCTACGCTGGTCTGCGCGCTCGCAACCCGGTGCTCCGCAGTAGCACCGTGGCGAGCGGCAACGCCGAGGTTGCGCTGACGCAGAACGCAGAGCCGCTGGCCGAGATTCTCAATCGTCCGGTGGTGAAGCAGGCGATCAGGAAGGCACGCAAGACAGGCATGATCGGCAACATGAAGGAGGGGCCTGAGCTCAGCTTCTCGCACCTGCAGGACGTAAAGGAAGCGCTGGACGACGCGGTCGAGTCGGCGTTCGCGAACAAGAAGGGCAATCTCGGGACGCGGCTCAAGGAGGCGCGTGACGCCCTCGTCGAGCAACTTGAAACCCGAGTTCCCGACTACCCGCGTGTCGCTGCGAAGTACCGCGAGATGAAGGGCCTCGAAGCGGCGCTGCAGCAGGGCGTCGAGGCGTACCGCATGCACGACTCGCGCGGCTTGAAGCAGCTCCTCGCGACGTTCACGCCGCAGCAGCTCCGTGAGTTCCGGCGCGGGATGATCTCCGCGCTCATCGAAGACCTGCGTGCAATGCAGACGAACCGCGACGCAGCGGCGCGTCTCGTCAATGCGTCGCAGTCACTGCAGGACAAGCTCAAGATCGTTTTCGGCGACGAGAATGTGTTCCGTGAGTTTATGCGTCGCGTCCAGTGGGAGAAGGCGATGGCTGATACACGCAGCGCTGTCGGCAACAGTGCGACGGCGCGACGCCTCGCCGAGTATGCGAACCAGAGCGACGTGCTCGGGCCGGTGGTGGACAACATCGTCGGCGGCAACCCGACAGGAGTGGTGACAGGTGCGCTGCGCTCGCTGTTTCGCGACAAGCTCTCGTATGGCCGTGGGCGGCTCGCCACGAAGACAGCGCGCGAGCTCGCGCCGAAGATCATGGCGCAGGGCGAAGACATCGAACGTGTGCTCGCGGAGCTCGCGGAGCGTTCCGCGAGGAAGAGCCGCGCAACACGCGCCGGTTACGTCGCAACCATTCCTCTCGCTGGTCTACTGACGTCGGGCCAGTAACATCGCTTCAAGCAGTACCCCGAGTAGCAATGCGTGGCTTCATGGTTGGAACGGTTTCTCGATGAGGAGAGGCCGAGGAAAGGATCGCGCAGCGCGCCGCCTGTAGCGGCCGACCGCACTGCGACACGCAAGCCCACCGTCGTTCGACGCCCGCTCCCCGGCACGCTCGACGCGAGTGCGGCACTCTTCAATGCCCTAGTCAACAACCCGGAGCGGGCGCGCCAGCTCCCGAGCGTGGAGGTCGGCCCGGTGCAGCCGGTCGGCCTCCCGCGCGATGCGGCAGTCGAAGCCGCCGCCGTCAGCAACCGGGCGCGCGCCGGTCTGCTGCAGGAAGCGCTGAACAAGGGCGACACGGCCTTCGCGTCCGACGTCGTCCAGCGCCGCCGCGACATGCTCGACTCCACGCGCCGCGAGGCGGTGAAGTCGCTCGCGCTCAATGCGGCGGGGCTCCTGCCGATCACTGGCGAAGCGCTCGGTCTCCAGCAGGCGCGCGAGCTGCGGCAGGAAGGGCACCCGTTCCTCGCCGGTCTGGTGGGCGCGACGAGCGTGCTGCCGATGGGCGGCGCCGGTGCGCGCAACATCGCGAAGATCGCCGAGCGCATCCCGCAGGCGGGCGAGCGCTTCGCCGTCCTCACCGCCGGGAATATCCTCGGCAAGCAGCTCACTGCTGCAGAGAACGCGGCCCGCAATAGCTGGCTGGAGAAAGACCTGATTGCCGAGGGCCTGCCGTTCGTCAGGGCGAAGGGGCGCTACACCGACGACCGCACCGGCAAGCTGCTCACCGAGGACTCGTTCTTCGTCCCCGGCCTGAGCGCGCGCCGCGCTGAGGAGCTGGGCCGGAAGTACCAGCAGAACAGCGTGGTCACCGAGCAGGGCCTACACGATCTCGCGTCGGGCAAGGTGATCCCCGCGACGGGTGTCGGCCCCACAACGGAGGCCCCCTACACAGAGCTGCCGGGCGGGCAGCGCTTCGCTCTGCAGGGGCTCGATTGGGAGCGCCGTGTCGATCCGGTGTACGACGATGCGGTGGAGGCCATAGCGCCCTCGCCGAGCAGCTTCCCCGCCCCGGCCTACCTGCAGGGCGGGCAGCCTGACGTGATGCGCCCGGCGCAGCAGGCGCTGGCCGTCACGCCCGAGCGCGCCGCACAGCGCGCCGCGCACGCGGTCTCGCTGCTCACCAGCGCCTCGGTGCCGCCGGTGGCCAACAACGAGCGCTCGGTGCTCTTCAACCGCAGGTTGATCGAGCCGTATTCCGGGCCGAACCGCGAGGCGCTGCCTGAGCGCCAGCCGTTCGGGCCGAAGTCGGCGGCTGGAGCTCTCGTGGGGCTCGACAGCCCCGTCAACACGCTGCCGACGCTCGCCGGGTTGGAGCGCGGGCGCCGGATGCCGATCCACTTCTACCCGTCGTACGCCGCCGTCGATGACGCCATCCGCCAGTTCGGCGGCAACGCGGAGCTCTTCCGACAGGCCACTAGCGCGGGCGCTATCCGCACGCCGCCGGTGATGGAGATCGCCAACGGGAGCCTGCTCTATTGGGCGCTGAACAACAACATTATCACGCCCGAAGAGCTGGAGTCAGCCGCGTCGCTCGCGGTCGGTAAGGACCGGCAGGCGAAGTTCGGCGAGCTGCGCGAGCGGGTCGCCAACGCCTTCGAGAAGGAGTTCGCCGGGCGCTATCCGCGCGTGGCCGCGCACCCGCTCCTGCCTGCGCACCTGCAGGCGCTGGACGCGCTGCGCCGTGGGCTCCCGCCCGAGTCGTACAAGATTCACCAGTACGACGTCGCGAAGGCGACCGGCGGCAAGGCGCCCGGCTTCGTGCTCGACACGCACGCCGCACGCGGCACGACGGTTGGACTGCCCGCGCACGAGTTCTTCGCGCAGCAGGGCGGCTTCGACTCCAAGGGTGAATACGGCACGGTCGAGCGCCACCTGCGCGGGCTCGCTCACTCGCTCGGTATGGCCGACAACGAGCTGCAGGAAATACTGTGGCGCGGCGCAGGCCCGCTCACCGGGCTCCGCACCGCGCCAGCCGAAGACTACGCGCAGATTTTCGAGAACCTCCTCGACTTCAACGCGAGAGTGCGCAACACGACGCCGCAGTCACTCCTTCGTGATGTCGCGAAGGGTAAGACGCCGCTCTTCCCCAACCCGGCGGCTGCGGTGCCGGGGAAGCGACCGTACTACTAACAGTCCTCGGTCATCTTCTCCCACACCTTACGGGCTCGGTGGAGAACCTCTAGGGGTATCTCCACCGAGCCCTCCTCGTAATCGCGATACTGCGCGACCGGGATACCGATCCGTCGGGCGAATCCTCGACTACTGAGCCCTAGCTGGAGCCGGTAGTAGTACAGCATCGAGTTTTCGCCGTATTCGTTCATGGTGTCGTTGACCCTCACAGTTTGAGCAGATTGCGCGAGACGCGCTTCGCCGCGCGTGGTCGAGGCGGCGCCGTTCCTGCTACAGTGCTCGCGGCCTGCACCAGCAGGGAGCCGTACGACACCGGCCCGTACTCGGTGCGGCGCCCCTTCGGCCGTATGAATATTCCCGCCTGCGACAGAGTCAAGACGAGCTCCTCCCCGTCGCGTGTGGTGACCACGCGGGCCACCGGCTTAGTGAGTCGAGTTGCCATCAGATACCTCCTCAGAGGATGCCTTCTTCGCGCAGGAACACGAACGACCCCCACATGGCGATGAGCCCCACGAGAACCGCCGTGATCCCCAGAATCACTGTCATCACTCCCGGCAGCAGCGCCGCCAAGATCGCCAGCACAATCGCCGTGATCGCGCACTCCCGCACACCGGAGAAGAAGAACGCGCCGATGAAGAGTATGGCGGCGTAGATCAGCACGAACAGCAGGGCAATTACCACCAGCACCGCCAGCGCGATTGACTGCGCCCCCGTCATGCCACTTCCTCCAGCGCCTGCTGCGCGTCGACCAGTGCGATTGCGTACGTCTTATCGGTGCGCGGGTCCGCCGGGATCAGCCCGTAGAACATTGCCCAACCGCGCTCGGTGAGACGGTAATACTTCTCGCTTCCCCGCACCGGCACGATGACGCCGTCGTGGATCGCCTTGAACACGTTCTGCACCCGCTCGTACGAGACCGCCGGGGTGGTCATATAGTGACCGACGTCGATGACCCCATCGAAGCCGACTGACGTGAGCAGGTGGGCGATCCCTGTCAGCGCGGGGGTCTTGGATGTCTTCGGGTTCTGCATTTCAAGCCTCCTTGGCTGGGGTGGAAGGGTGGGGGTGACGCCTTGGTCACCCCCTCGTGTGTGAATCAGAGCGCCTGCCCGGTGACCGAGCTCGCCAGCCCGTCAGCGAGCGCGTGAAGTCTCACGGTGCGGCTTGGGAGCTGAGTCGGGGCGTCACGCAGGACGTGCGTGTAGGTGTTGAAGAGCGACCAGACGGTGCGCTCCTTGAAGGGCGCGAACGTCGGCTGGTGCCACTCGGCGATAAGCTGCTTGAGCTTCGTCGGCGGCAGCACTTCCTCGTTGACCGTGCGGATCATAAAGTCGTGCGCCTGTACGTCGGTGATCTCGGCGAGGCGGTAGGTCTCGATCCGCTTCTCCTGCGTGCCGCGATGGATGATGAGCCGCCCCACCACCGCGTCGACCCGGTGCGGCAGGGCGCGCAGGATGTGCGTCGTGTGCTTCCGCGCGAAGCGAATCTCACCGGAGAAGGCGAGGTTGTCGCAGACGAAGACGCGCGAGCCGAGCAGCCCCGCCGCCGGGAAGCGTTTGTCGTGCGAGTTGCGCAGCCCGAGCTGCAGCGCGAAGTCGCCGTGGATGCCGTCGAGCCCCGCGAGCTCCAGCACGCCGAAGAGGCGCGCGCCGCCACCCCAGAGGCCGTACTGCTCTTGCTTCACGACGATCCCGCGACGCTGCAGCGCCGCCTTGGCCTGCTCGATCACGGTGATGTGGGGGATCGGCTGATACGTATCAGTGGCGTCGGGGGTGGGCACCGCGCGAATCTCGTCGAGGGTGGCGCCGTTGGCGCCGGTGTGAAGAATGAGAGTCATCGTAGCCTCCGGGTCTGGGTTTGCAGGGCGCGGGACCGAGTGCCCCGCGCGACTGCACCCAATATGGGAGGGATTGACATAAATGTCAACCCCCTGCCCTGCAGCTACTCGCTCAGCGGATGGAACCGCTTGAGCACCCCCTGCTCGATCAGGGAGCTCTCTAGGACGTGGGTGGAGCTGTGACCGTGGACGATCGCGTCCCACTCCTCCAGCGGCCACTCGTCGAGCTCCGTCTCGCTGGCGTGCAGCGACTGATGCATGTTCTCCAGCCCGCCGCCGACGATGCGTATCAGCTTCCCGCCGTGGTTGCGCACCCACTCGGCCTCATTCCAGTAGCGGACGTCGGGGAGGTACACCTTGTCGAAGCGGTACTCGTCACGCAGGATGTAGAGCCACTCGTCGGCCTGCCTGATCCAGTAGTCTTCGCCGTAGACCTGCCGGCCCTCCTCGTCACCGCCCGCCTGCATGATGCCGCGCACGCGGTCGTCCTTCGGCTTCACGAACGCCTCCTCGTGCGTCAGCCTGCGCCGGCCGACGAGGCCGATCTTCATCGGCCACGCGATCGAGTAAGGCACGAAGCCGCGAGGGCGCAGTATGCTGCGCCCCAGCGTGTCCTTCCCTGCCGTTGCCTTCCCGCTGATACCGATCAGCTCGATCCCCTTCACAGCAAGTCACTCAGTCGCGCGTCTTCACGGACGCGCAGTCCACGGAACCCGCGACGTCGTGTCTCGGGCTCGATCCACTTCTCGAAGCGCCGCGCCGCGAGCGCCGACGATAGCCGACGCGCGTTGCCGACGTACTCGCCGCGCAGATTCGCCCACTCGCTCCACGCGGTGAAGAGCGCCTGCAGCGTCGCCGTGGCGCGCGGATCAGTCTCGCACATCTCTTCGATCCAGAGACCGATTGCGTCCTCTTCCTCGAAGTATTCCTCACTCGCTGCACGCACCGCAGGCGGCGGGTTGAGTCCCTCGCGCTGCCACGCAAGGCAGCCCTCGACCATCCACGCGAGGATGGCTGGCCACTCGCGCTGCAGTTTCTCGCCGAGGTCGCGGTCCACCTGCGACGGCTTCACAACGAACGGCACAAGGTGTATGCGCCGCCGCATTGCGTCGTCGAGGTTGCTGATCCCCGGCTTGTGATTGCCGATGAAGATCAGCTTGAACGTCGGCATGAAGGTGAAGTTGTCCTGCCGCATGAAGCGCGCAGTCACGCGCTCACCGCCACTCAGGGTCTTCACTCGTGCCTCGTCCCAGCGCTTCCCCTCTTCCGTCTCGCTCGCGCTCACCAGACGCGCGCCTACGAGCATCGCGAGATCGGTCGTGTGCTTGTCGCCCTTCGACGCCGTGAAGGTGTCCATGCTCGCCGTCGTGGCGTAGTCGCCGAGGATGCCGACCAGCACGTTCAGGAAGACGCTCTTCCCGTTGCCGCCCGGCCCCCACACGAATGTGAATTGCTGCTCACGCGTCGAGCCGGTGAGGCAGTAGCCAGCGAGCCGCTGCAGGTAGCGCTGCAGCTCCTTGTCACCGGCCGTAGCTTCGTCGAGGAAGCGATGCCACAGCGGGCACGCACCGCCGAACTGCGGGCGCACGGACGTCGAACGCGTCGCCAGTGCATCGGGGTTCGGCGGCAGCAGCTTGCCGGTCTTTAGGTCCACCAGCCCGCCGGGCGTGTTGAGCACCCACTGGTCGGCGTCGAGTGATGCGACGCTCACCGCAATCGCGCGGTCGCTGCGCACGAGCGACGTCACGGCGGTCACCTTCCCGGCGCTGCATATCCGATCCGCGAGCTGCTCGTTACGGCGCCGCTCTGCCGCCGTGGCGCCCTGCCGCAGCACGCGGTCGGCGATCTCCCGCAGCTCGCGCTTCACCACGTCTTCCGCGAGCAGCTCGGTGTCGATCTCCCAGCGCGCGCCGTCCCACACGATGTTCTTACCCGTCTCGGGCACGTAGCGGAGCCGCCCGCGACACGCCTCGACGACACAGTCGGCGAGCCACTGGTCGCTGTAGAGCGGCGCCTCCGTGCGCTCGGGCAGGCGGGCCTCTTCCAGCGGCTCAAATTCGTCCGCTGCGGCAGCGTAGCCGAAGAGCTTCGCCTGCTCGGCGAGATACGTGAAGCCGACGCTGTACGGCCCACGCATGCGGCGCCAATCGGCGATTACGGTGTCCGGGTCGTTGCCGTCGGGGAAGCGGTCGTTGCCCTCCCAGCGCGAGGCCCACTCCAGAAAGAGCTCCAGCCCTTCCTCGATGTAGTCACCGCACGCCGCACGTATCGCGTAACCGACGCGCAAGTAGTCGGTGCGGCTCGGGAAGAGCTCGTTGCGGTTCGGCAGCGCGGCCATCACTTCGCGCAGCGCATCGAGGCTTGGCGCGCGGAGGCCGTCCTGATCCACCGCGCCGTGCTCGGTGAAGGCCCCGCTACCCTCGCGCTCGCAGAAGATGCCGAGCGAGCCAAGGTGCGCCTCGACCGCCTCGAAGAAGCGCTCCACCTTCTCGCGGTCTATAGTCACGAGATCACTCGGCGCGAGCGTGGTGAGATCGGTGCTCCACTGGTAGCGCACGCCGGTCGGGTGCGTGCCGTGGATGACGTACTGCTGTCCGACGCCGAGCACTTCGATCAGATGCACTTCCTCCGCGCTGCGCTTGAGCCAGAGGCGCATGCGGCCGAAGGGCTCGTCGGTGCGATAGACGAGGAGCTGCTTCGGCGCGCGTCCGGTGCGCACAGGCGCCCCGCCGAGCGCCGAGAGCGCGATGCCGCGCACGATCTGCGCGAGCCCCGGATCGGTCACGTCGATGTCGACAGCGGGATACTTGTCGGCGCGCAGTCCCACGTTGGCGCCCCACTGCTCCCACACTTCGATGCTCTCGGCGGTCTCCTGATAGTTGCGCCAATCGTAGCCGCCCCACAGGCCGCTATCGTAGCGCACGCCGGGCACCTTCCCCACCTGCGCGAGCTGAATCGTCGACGACGGCGCCAGCTTCGCGCCGGGCGGGATCACACTCACGAAACCCCGGAAGCCGTTGTCCCACAGCTTGCGGGGGATGAAGTCATTCATCACTTGCGATACCGTTCGCCCCGCCACGTCTCCGCAGCAATGGGGCAGCCGCTGGCCCACTCGGGTGTTGCTTCGAGCAGCGCCTTGAACTCTTCCTCGCTTCCAAAACCTTTCGGTACTTCGCTGACGTTCTCGTCGTGGACCGAAAGCACGACGCGATAGCCCGCCGCCTCGGCGCGCTCCATTGCTGCCGCGAGCAGGTCGCGCGAGGCGCCCTGCACGATGTTCTCGACGATGAGCCCACCGTAGAGGCGCTGCCGCTCCCACTTCCGCGTGTAGCTATTGACGCCGCTCACTTCGACCGAGGGACGCAGCTCGCCCCACGGTGTCGGCGCCTCGACGATGCGCGGAACGGGGTACGCGATTGGGCGCCCGCTCGGCAGGATTATGAACAGGAAGCCACCGCGCACGACGGCGATGAGATTCATGCGACCGCCGAACCTGACCGGCGGACCCGGTCGCGCCACGGCGCGGATTACGGCGTTGTTGGCGTCCCACCAGAACTGCTGCACCTTCGGGTGCGTGGCGCGATACGTGTCGACGGCGTTCATTGCTTCCGCCTCGTTCACGCGCACCTGATAGACCTGCCATGCCGCCTTGATGAACTTCTTCCAGCCCATACCGTAGCCGCAGCCCAACTCGGCGGCTTTACCCGCCTGACGGTCGTAGGGCATGACGTCGATGGTGCGCAGGGCGCGGCCCATACGCACGGCCATGATCTTGTACGGGTCTTTCGACTTGTCGCCCGCGTCGTACGCGCGGAAGGCGTCGAGCACGTCCTCCTGCCCGGCGAGCCAGTTGAGCATGCGCGCCTCAACCGCACTAAAGTCACCGGCGATGAGATCACTGCCCGGTGCTGCAGTGAGCATGGCGCGCAGCAGGCTCGACACCACCACAATCGGGTGCTCGCCCATTGCCTCGATGCCGTCGTAGTCACCGGCCATAACGAGCGGGATGAAGCGCTCGACGTCCTTCACTTCGCCGCGCGGGAAGTTTTGCGGCTGCACCAGCTTCCCCGACCACCGTCCCGTACCGGCACCGTGGTAGAGAAGCAGCCCACGCAGCCTGTCGCCGCGCGAGACGACGTCGAGCATCGACACCAGCTTCGCGACGCTGGAGCGCCCGGCGTTCGCCTTGATGTTCAGCGCACGACGTACGTCAGCGTCCAAGTCGGGATCACTGAGTAGCTCGGCGACGTGCGCCTTATCCACGCTGGGCGTGTCGACGCCGCGCAGACGGAGCCAGTTGCGCAGGTCCGCGTGGTTCGTGACGCTGGCGACGTTGCCTGCAGTGATGCGCGCGAGCTCGTCTTCGGCGCGCTCGACGCCGATGTCGACGATCCGCCGCGCCGCACGTACGAGCGGCACGTCGAGCTGGATGCCTCTGTCGTTGATCCGCTGATCGAGCCAGTAGATGCGCTGCTCGTGTGGCGTGAGGCGGCGCAGCTTCGCCGCTATCGCCATCTCGGTGCGCACGTCCTGCTTGCAGTATTCGTAGAGTTGCTGGAGCTTCTCGGGCTCGTCCCACCAGACAGGCGTGCCGTCTTCCGCGTAGGAGCGCGGGCGCGACATGCGCCGCATGAGGTTGTGGCCCTTCGTGTCCTTCTTGTGCGCGCTGTTCACTACGCGCGCCGCGTCTTCGAGTGCGCGCGGAAGCGAAAGCGCCGCCGCCTCGGCAGCGGTGTCCACCCACTGCTCCAGCTTCACCGGCGGCGCGCCGTAGCGCTTCACCATGATCTCGTTCCAGATCACGCGCTCGAATTGCGCGTTCCACGCGCGAATCTCGCCGCCGCTGAGAATGTGCTCGACGATGCGTTCTCTCAGCCCGGCGTCGCCGTGTCCCTCACAGTTTGGGTCGGAGCAGCCGTAATTTTCCTCGACGTGAGGCGTCCACAGCTCCGGTTCCTCGCCCTCAAACGCCCACGCCATGCACCAGATGTCAGTGCTCGCGCTCTGAGCGTAGGGGTAGACGCCGCACTTGGTGAGGTCGACTTCCGAGCGAGTCTCAAAGTCAATGCTGAGCGCACTGCTCACTTCCTGTCGGTCTCGTTGTACTGCCTGAGACATTCGCTGCGGCAGCGAGATTCACTGCCGCAGCGAACATTCACACTTCTGTGAAACCGCCGATTGTGTGTGAAACGGCTCAGATGATGTCCGAGAGGTCGGCCACATCCGGCGCGTCGAGGATCGCGTCGAACTCGTCCTCGGCCTTCGCGCGTCCGTCGATGCGCTCACCGTCGCGCACCTTCTGGATGTTGTTCAGCGCGAAGCTGATCCCCTTGTTGCCGCTCTTATCGTAAGCGAACGGCACCACACTCGCGCGGACAAAGCAGCCGGGATAGAGCTCCTGCTTGATCTTCTCGGCGGGCATGATCGCCGCCTTGCCCGTCGCAGGGTCTTTGTGGGCGTAGACGACCTGCGGCTTGGTCTTCGTGCGGGCGTTGATGAAGACACTCCCCTCGGGATAGCCCTTCGCCTCCGCGTCGTAGCGGAAGGGCGAGCGGAGCTGACCCTTGCGCAGCATCTCAGCTCCCTTGCCGGGCCAGCGTGCCTCGGCTGCCGCGATGACCTCCTGTTTGAGCTGCGTCAGGTCCGCATCCTTCGCGAACACGAACGCCGCCGAAAACTTCGGCTCGTCGCCCGGATTCTGCGCCTTCTGCGGCTGGTCGATGTACGGGTAGCTGAGCATTGCTACGGGGGTGATGACTGCTGCCATTGCTGCTGTTCTCGTGTGTACTGCCTGACTCGCCGCCTCGTTACTCTCGCGCGCTCGGCGGCTTCTGCGCGCTGTGTGCGTTAGTTGTCGGTGGACTCCATTGCGTTGAGCTCGCCCGCCGTAAGGGTTCGGATGCTCTTCGACTCTAGGAAGCCGTTCACATCCACCCAGACGCGATAGGGGAAGCTGCCGAAGTAGTGGTCGGTGAAGTGGTCGAGCGCGGCCTCAATGGCACGCAGCTCCTGTTCGTTCACCAAGAGTGCGAACTTGCGCTCCACCGGCGGGGTGACCTCTTCGATCTTCACTGCTTTGCTCTCGTGCGTCCTGCCTGTCAGTCTTCCTCGTCACCGCCACTCGGCAGCGCGGGGAACTCTTCACCAGCCGTCACCTGTGCGGCCGGTCGCGGGTCGCTCTCTGGAACGACCGCGTATCCGCTCGACACCGACTCCACCAAGTCGGCCGGGAGGTTGCGCCGCCCCACCAGCTTCTCGATCTGATGCGGTGAGAGCAGCTTCGTCTTCTGTATCTCGTCGTCGCTGTAGCCCTCGGCGCGGAGCCACTGGCGCGCCTCGTCCTCGTCCCTCCAGCGCCGCGTGGCGCGCTTCGCCACGAGCTTCATGCCTTCGACCTTCTGGCCGTGCGTCAGCTTGTAGTGCGCGGCGCGGCGCATGGCGACGATCCAGTTTTCGAGGATGTCCAGCTTCGAGAGCATCTCCGCGAACAGGTCGTCGGGCAGCGTCTCGGGCGCGGGCGGTAGGTCTTCCGGCGCGAGCGGCACCGCATCGAATTCGACCTGCGCCACCGCCTGCGCCGCCCTTGCGTACTCGGGGCAGATGGCGGCGGCAGGGCAGAAGCGACAGTGGTCGCCTGCCACGAGCGGCGCGTCGGGAGCCTGCGTGGCGCGAGCCGCGTCGAGCAGCTCCTTCGCGAACGCACGCAGCTCGTCGCGCGTGATGACCTCGCTGCGGATCGGTGGATCACCGAGGCGCGGCTGGACGATTGTGAGGAAGATCGTGTCGGGGCGCTTCCCCTTCGGGAGTAGCATGAGCGCGCCGAGCGCGTAGTAGCGGAGCTGCGGGTTGCCGACAGCGTCCACGTAGACACCCTGCCCGAACTTCAAGTCGACCACTTCGAGCGAGTTGTCGACGGGGTTGTAGCTCACGAAGTCGGCGGTGCCGAACATCGGGCCGGGCGGGTTGAGCGGCGCGAGATTGAACTGCGCCTCGATCCAGTGCCGCAGGTCGCCGCCCATGCGGTCGCGGCAGTAGTCGACGAACACGCGTACGTGTTCGGCCATGCTGTGCGTGATCTCGACGCCTTCGAGCGTCGCGCCCACCCATGTCTCGGGCGGGAGGCCGCGCCGAAGCGAGAGCTCGGCGAGGGCGTGTGCTGCTGTTCCTTCCTGCGCGTGGGGGCTCGGGAGAGCCGGTGGCGCCTGCTCGATCATGCGCAGGCTGCCGGGGCATGACATCCACCGCTTCGCGCTCGACGCGCCGAGAGCGGCGTGCTGCTTTGGTGCTACCTTATCTGCCACTCAATGGGTCTCGGGGCTCCTGCCTGTTGACGCGGACAACCTATGCGGGCCCGCCGTGCCGGGCAAATCGAAAGTCACCCCCGGTGACAGTAGTGAAAGCAAGCAAGTGCCGGGACGACTTTTGGGCGCTATAGCACCAGCTATAGCAGCTCGACCGGATTGGAGGACATCGACTTACCGGTCGGGTGCCGGTTTTGGGGCGGGGCGCGATAGTTAAGCGCGCCATGAAGGCCGTAATCCCTTCATGGCGCGCTCCCTCGGCAGGGTATCAGATGGGCCGGTCTGTGATGAGCCGACTCATAATCCGACGGTCGCAGGTTCGAGTCCTGCAGGGCCCACTACCACGCGGTCCATAGCACTGTTAGAATTGAAGACTCGTTTGCCCGAGTTTCCGGGCACTCGGTCGCGTAGCTCAGCTGGTTAGAGCGCTGGTCTCACATACCAGAGGTCCGGGGTTCGAGTCCCTGCGCGACCACTGCTTCACCCCCGCTCCACTCAGGGGCCCTGCTCCACCTTCCTGATGCTCTCGCCATCGTCCAACGGCTCGTAGCTCGAGCCGCACGCGGCGCAGCGCACCCTCCCCGCACCAAGCGGCTCCGCGGCGAACGACAGCCGCTCGCCGCACTCACACATCCAGCCGATCACGCGCGCGGGAACGCCCGCCACGAGCGCGTACGCGGGCACGCTCCGCGTGACCACAGCGCCTGCGGCCACGAACGAGTACTCGCCGAGATCGTGCCCGCACACGATGGTCGCGTTGGCGCCGATGGAGGCACCGCGCTTCACGAGCGTGGCGCGGTACTCGTGCTTGCGCGAAACGTGGCTGCGCGGGTTGATGACGTTGGTGAACACCGCCGATGGACCGAGGAAGACGTCATCCTCGCAGCGCACGCCCTCGTAGATGCTCACGTTGTTCTGGACTTTCACGTTGCGCCCGAGCACGACGCCAGGCATCACGACCACGTTCTGGCCCAGGCTGCAATGCTCTCCTATCTCGGCACCCTTCATCACGTGGCAGAAGTGCCAGATCCTGGTGCCCGCCCCCACCACGGCGCCGTCGTCCACGTAGCTCGACTCGTGAACGAGCGCGCCGCCAGGAAGCTCGCGCATCTCGCTCATGCGCGAGCCGCGCCGGTCAGCGCCGCCTCCCCGCGGCGCCGATGCTCGAGGCATCGGGGTCGCGCGAGAAGGTGCGCAGCGGGAGCGCGATCTGCGACTCCGAGCGGGCCGACTCGTAGATGGCGAGGATGAGCTCGAGCGATTTGCGCCCCTCGCGGCCGTCGGTGTCGGCGGCAGCTTCGTGGCGCAGCGTGCGCACGACGTTGGAGTAGTACGGCCCGTGGCCCGACCCGTAGACCGAGAGCGGGTTGGGTGCCGCCTTCAGGAGCTCGGCCTCGCGATCCAGGTCGTCGTACTCCGCGAAATCCCAGTGCTCGATCCGGTTGAGCGCCGTCCCGCCCACCTTCACCGTCCCGCGCTCACCAATGATGGTGATCGAGCCCTCCATGTTGCGCGGATAGGTGAGCATGGTGACCTCGATGGTCCCCAGCGCGCCGTTGCGGAAGTGCAGGAGCGCGATCCCCGTGTCCTCGCTCTCGATACGCCGCGCGAGCGTGGCGGTGCGCGCCACCACCGATTCCACCGGACCCACGAGCCACTGGACCATGTCCACGTAGTGGCTCGCCTGGTTCATGAAGGCGCCGCCGTCGAACTCCCACGTGCCGCGCCATGGCGCCATGTCGTAGTACGACTGCGGCCGGTTCCAGCGCACGGTGGTGTTGGCGAGATAGATGCGGCCGAAGCGGCCCAGCTCCACCGAGCGCTTGAGGAGCTGGATGGCGGGGTTGAGCCGGTTCTGCTTCACCACGAAGAGCTGCACGCCCGCCTCGTCGCACGCGCGCACGAGCGCGTCGGCGTCTTCGAGGCGCGTAGCCATGGGCTTCTCGCAGATGACGTGCATCCCGCGCTCGGCCGCCAGGATCCCATGGCGCGGGTGCAGGCCGCTGGGCGTGCAGATGGCCATGATGCTGGCGGGCACTTCGTCCAGCATGGCGGCGTAGCTGGTGAACCACGGTATGCCCCACTTCGCGCCGGCGTTCCGCGCGCGCTCCTCCACCTCGTCGCACACGGCCGCCAGACGGAGCGCGGGCTGCGCGGCGATCGCCTCGAGGTGGCGCTCGCTTATCCGGCCACAGCCGACGAGCGCTATGGAGTATTGCTGCTGGGCCGCGCTCTTCTCAGACACGCACCGCCGCCGCTGCCGGCTGCTCCAGGCTCGGCGCCGAACGCCCGGCGCAAGCGTTGCGCGTGTCGATGACGATCTGCGCGAGCTGACAGACGCGCCCGTAGTCGATCACCGAATGGTCGGTCACCACGATCACGGCGTCCGAGTCGCGCAGCAGGTCGTCGGTGAGCGGCACGGACTTCCCCACCGCTCCCGCAGGGGTGTGGCCGTCGTCCACGATCTCCGCTATGTACGGGTCGTGGAAGCTCACCCTCGCGCCCTTCTTCACGAGAAGGTCGAGGATCTCGAGCGCCGGCGATTCGCGGAGATCGTCGATGTCCTTCTTGTACGCGACCCCGAGCACCAGCACCTTCGATCCGCGCAGCGGCTTGGCGGCTTCGTTGAACGCGTCGGCCACATTCCCCACACAGAACGCCGGAATATCGGTGTTGATCTCGCA